TGGTGTAATTTCTTATCATGAAAATCGTATCCGAAGATACAGGCGTGGAAGTGAGGTCGGCCGAAGCTTGTGCCGTACTCTCCAGCCATGTAGTAACGTAATTTTGCAGGTGCAATGAATTTACGTAATCGTTTGATAAATTTTTGAAAGTCGCTCTTGGTAAGCGATCCATTTTGTGGAAGATTTTCGTCATTATAAGTGAGGGTTATAAAACAGTTGTTTTCGTGTAATTGCGCTTCATGAATGCAGCGCATTGCCCACTGGCGTGAGCGTTCTAGCCTGCAGCCAATACATTGGCCGCAGGGTAGGGAAATCTGACGATCATGCTCGTCAGTTTCCTTAAATGAGACACGGCGAAATGATTTGCCGGTCGCATTGTTTGTTTGATGTCCACTTAGGTAAGCGGTGAGTGGGTGATAACAGGCCATGTGAGGTGGTCCTTTTATTAATTAAAGTCGAATACCGCCCCGCATTGGGTTGGTTTTAAGATTTGCATACGCTGTTTTTCCAGCGTTTTTACGGAAAGTCCTAGCGGACTTTGATTTGTTGACTTTTTTTCTCATCATTTTCATTTTTTATGTCCTTGGTTATCGTGTTTTTTAGGTGATTGGTGTCACCTAGCACAGTTACATCAAGTAAAGTAACTGTGCTGCCCTCATTCTGAGGGCTCGGTGACTTGTTTTTCGGCTGCTAAAGCAGACTCACTATTAGCCGTAGAGCTAATGTTTACGAGTCCAAGCTTTTCAGCTTCGGCTCGATTATCTGGGTTGTCCAAAAATTGGACTAGGTTTGCAGGGTCATTAGCAAACCGGTTGCGAATTTGGGCTGGTAATGCAGCAAATTCGCTTTCAGCGGCGATTAAAGCGTTCATTGCAGTATGGTAATCATAAACTCCTGAAAAGTCGCCATAATTGCCGCTAATCGCATTTACGGGCATTTGCCCAGTTTTTCCAAAACGTTCGAGGATGATATTAATATCACACTCGTCTTTATGGTGCTGCTGCGCCCGGGTGGGTTCCTCACAAACCAGCCCGGACGCATCTGATGCAGCGTTGTGATCATAGTTATATTGGGTTCTTAAAAATACAGTTGCATTTTTCATTTATTCGTTCCGAATTTAGGTAATAAAAGCGGCTTCCAAGAGGAAGATGGTGTTTTCTTCATTGCATCCTTGGCAGATGTATAAAGAGATTTGACATCTCTAACATACCAAGGGTCAGAAGTAGGTGAAATGCGATCACGAGCATTTGCAGCAGAAGCAGACTGATACCTAGCTGCATCATTATTGTAAGCAATCTGACTAGCGACATATTTACTAAATTCCTCAGGTTTATAAGTTTTGCCGGCAGATTCTGCCGCCCTAGCTTCGGATTCTAATTTTTGTGCAGCTAATAATTTTTGCTGTTCTGCTTGTGTTGTTACTTGTGCAGATTTAAGTTCTACATCCGCTTTTGTATTTTGTTGATTTAAATTAAGCTGCGTTTGTGCAACAGCAGCTTTAGCTGTTTCAGGTGTTACTGTTGGTGCAACAGTTGCAGTTGCACCAGTTGGAGTTGATGCTGGGCCTTGTCCATATGCAAGCATAGGATTAAGTCCAGCAGCTTTCAAGTCAGCTACAACACGCTGATAACCAGTATTTGACATACGTTCTTGAAAGCTCATTTGATTTTGGGCTAATTGCATATTAGTTTTATTTGCATCAGCTTGTGCTTGAGAAGCGCTAAAAGCAGATGCGCCAACTCCTGCAGCAATTAATGCTGGATTGGCAGTAGCTACGCCAGCCACAGTCATAACTGGACCAGCGATACTACTTAGTGATGAAAATAGTCCCATTAGAAATGATCAATTAAACCTGGTACAGAATACATCGGCATTGGTCGTGCCATTTTGACATCAAAAAATGAGTCAAATAAGAATTGTTGTCCATTAGCTTCATTGCCTACTGCAAGTGCGCGATCTAATGGTGGTGTGTCTTGAATGAACGTTGCATTCAAAGTTGGTAAAGTATTAAATTTCTGGGCTAAATGCCAGCCGTCTAATGTGCCGGCAGCAGTTGATTTAAATAAGCCTGAAATTTGCGAAGGTTTATAACGATACTCAGCCCAGCGTTCTTGATAGCCAAAGACGTTATTATCTGCGGCATTGCCTTGAACGTAGATTTCTTTGTTTAAGACGGCCTGCTCTCCTAAATGCGCAAAGGCTGGGAAATAGAAGTCATATCGTGTTGAACGACTCCACATGCGTGGTAAACCTTGTTGATAAGTAAGGTCTGCACGGACGGATACTAAACCGATAATTACACCGTGCTCAGTAAACGATTGAGTAAATCCATGATTATGAGCCAAGGCAGTACCCATAGCAGCAAGTGTACCCATAGGGGTAGACGATCCAGTAACAGTAGAACTGCTTGTTTGAGCGATCGGATTGATATTGATATCGGTCGATCCTCCGCCGAGATACTCCGGACGTTGAAGGCGAGCATCAGGACTGACAACGCCAAAATGAGCGCGAATAATTTCAGTGTATCGAGTACCGCCCCTAGCGTCTCGTTCCAGCAATTTTTGAATCTGAAATGCTTGGCGAAGTTGGTTAATTGTTGCTGCAGTTGCTTCTGATAAGTCTGCATATAAACGCTGATTTACTCCTGTTTGGTTTGTTGTTGAATCAAGTACAAATGAAGAATCTGCGGTCATTCTTTTATATAATCCGGTGCTCTTATCAAGAATACCGATTTCATTTGCAGCACCAGCTGCAACATTAATGGCGATTGGAGCTGTTGTACCTAAAGGTAAACTTACGCTTTCGCCTTTTTGTGGCCATGGTAATGCTGAAGTAAAGTAGTCGTGGCGTTTGCCGCGACGTTGTAATGTGTAATCTGCAGGTGAGTCAGGACCATCGTCAAGATCGACTGGTCGGCTGTCCTGCAAATTTTGATCTCGAAACCATTCGTTCCAGATCAAGTTATATGCTCGTGGCCAGAACGAGCAATGTGTTACGGTAGCGGCTGCGCCGATTTGTCCTACCGTTGGTAAGCCCATATAATCTTGAAGGCTGTTTACTGCGTAACCGCCTGCTGGGCTTGTAGTTGTGGGGACGATGTAAGAAGTACTATCGCCCGGGTCATTTTGTTCACCCATAAATTTCTGCCAGTTATTCCATAACAAGCGATTGGGAACAAAAAAGAAGAAACTATCCAGCTTCATGTTATCCATAATCGGATAAATTGGTGTAGCCATTCGTGCAAAGGCTGTCATTTTGAAGTTAAACGTGTCTCCGGGAAGCACTTCGTTCACGTATACGGGTACAAGATAGCCCGAATCGAGTGTAGTTTTGTGTGCGCTTTGTACGTCGAATTTTGAACGTGGTATATCAGCGCGTGGCACCATTGCAAATTGGTGAGTATTTACTGAGCGATTACGGTGCATTGTTTTCCTTGGTAGTGTCCTCTGGAAGTGGGTGGGGCTTTCGCCCCGCCCTTCCACGAGGTATGTTTAGTTAGGATATTTTTACCTGTTTACCTAACGATAATAGTTTTGGTTGTTCATGTAAAGAGAATAAACCGGTGTTATCGTCAAATTCTCCCAATTCGTATAGGTCGAAGTCGTCGGGGTGATTATAAAGCTGATTTTCAGCATTATTACGGTTAATTTCATCTGAGAAAGAACGTATTGCTACTCCTGCTGATGGTACGAACATCGGACGGCCATATGCGTCTGCGGCTCGATCTTTAACGGTACATATAATTTGTTTCATGAGGTTTTTCCTTATGTGAGTTTTCGTTTAAGTTGTTGAAGTTTAGCTTTTGTTACCGTTTCTTTGACGAGCAGGCGTTCATAGCTATGTTCTTCAGGTCGTAGTTTAGCTTGTTTTTCTCTTGTGTAAAGTATTTGATCGTATTCATAAGGGTTTTCCTTAGAATATAATTGATCATAATACTTTGGTGGTTTTAGTTTTTTTCCACGAATTTCTACGAAATCGTGAGGGTAGACGTCATTTTTGTATTTTTTATACCAATCTGCGCCTATTCCGGGTTTTAAGCTCATTTGATTGTATTCAGGTTGTAATTTTATTAGCTCACCCGTTTGCAAGTCACAGAATGTATAGTGATTTGGGTCTACTTTTCCAGTTTGTTTTTGCATAATATATCGAGCAACATAAGCAGCTGACTCGAATGTAACGTCTCCAATGGAGGAATAACCATATGTCCAGAGCTTTTCAAGGTCTTTGGATGTATAAAGGATAGAACCAGAGGCAGTCCTTTGGTGTAATTTCTTATCATGAAAATCGTATCCGAAGATACAGGCGTGGAAGTGAGGTCGGCCGAAGCTTGTGCCGTACTCTCCAGCCATGTAGTAACGTAATTTTGCAGGTGCAATGAATT